GTACCCGCGGCCCATCTGCTCAAACTGCTCGTTGTCGAAGACGAACCCGCCGTCTCGGTTCGTGATCCGCCGGAAACGCCGGTTGATCTTCTCGTGGACGTTCAGGTACGTGCGGCGGTTCTGGGTGGCTGGCCGGCGACGGTCGGTGCCGAATTCAACGAGCCAAGCGTGGTTCCCGGCCCCCTTCTCCTCGACGTCCCACTCTTTGCCAGCCACGGCGTGCTGCGGGCCGGCGACGGCGATGTAGATGCCTTCGTAGGTCCGCTTTCCCTTCCGCGAGACCGTGGCCCGACTCAGGTTCCCGGTGACGCTGTTGACCTTCCCGCGGTACGAGTCGCGGACGGCCTCCATGCCCTTGATGATCGACTTCTGGAGGTAGCCGCCGGGGTCTTGCAGGCACTTGTCGGCCGCCCGCTCGAGCGCGGTGATCAGGTCTCCGATGCCGGAGATGTCGAAACTGGCGAAAGACTCCGCGGCGTCGCGGGCCGTGCCGCCGCGAGGCAGAATCCGCGATGTCGTTGCGTCGAGGCGAACTGCCATCACTGCACCTCTCTGGCGAGCATCTCGAGGTACGTGCGGTTCCCGCGCTCCGTCACGCTCGCCAACTCCATTGTCCTGCCCTTCCAGACCACGCGGTGGAGATGCGTGACATCCTCGCGATACCGGATGCGGATGCGGTGGGTGGCGATCACGTTGGCCTGCTGGGCTTGCAGGACGTCCCGGCTCGAAAGCCCCTCAACCTGCGCCCAGAACGTCCCGACGGTCGTCTCCCACGAGAACGTCGACTCGCCCGAGAAACTCCGCGTCTCCGTCGGGGCGAGGATCGTGACCCGCTCGGTGTACTTGCCGATGTCGATCACGACACGCTCCCGTTCCCGAGGAGCACGATGTCATAGGAGCCGCCGTTGGTCCCGGTCACCGTCACGCCGGAGGCCGACATACCCGTCGCCGACGGGTCGGACTGCACCGCCACGGCGCCGGCCGCCACGGTCAGGCCGGAGGCCGGGAACGGCGCCCCGGCGAACGCGAGGCTCGACGCCCCTTTGTTTCGCACGTAGTAGAGTTTCACGGCCGTGAGCGTCACGGTGACCGTGGCCCCGTCACGGACGTCCGAGAGCGTTGCCAGCGAGAACGTCTGCGACGCCCCCGAGAGCGTCTTCGTGGCACTCCACGCCAGTTGGGCTTGGTTGCCCGCCGTGCCATTCGTCAGCGTCTGGGCGTAGGACGCCGGCGTCACCCGCAGCGACGAGGACAGGTCCGTCGCCGAGGTCTCGTGGGCCAGTACCGACAGGCTGATCTGTGCCGAGAATGCCATCGCTCACGTCCCCATCGCGTAGAACTCGTACCGTTCGGAAGGCACGCCGCCAACCCGGAGGATCGATCCCCCGACGGTCGTTCCGAACCCGTCCGAGTTCGGGCACGACAAAAGCCACGCCCCCAGCGGCCGGATCGGAAACCCGCGGAGCGTCAGGCTCCCGAGGTTGACCATCGGCGAGAAGTTCCACGACGTCGCGTCCTGCCGGAAGATCGAGAACTGCGTGCCGTTCCAGCCGGCCGACAGGCCGATCGCCGACGTCTCCGAGAGGTTCTTGACGAAGAGCAACTTCACGACCGAGAGGCCGCCGGTGGCGAAGTTGATCTCGTCGTATCCGATCTCGCCGATCGTCCGCCGCTCCGCGTACACGAGGTCGCAGTCGCCGGCGTCCACGCCGATCGAGATCGGCTTCACCTCGACACCCGTCGCCAGCCCGCTCTGCGTCGTGCGACGGGCATCGACGCTTGCGCGAATCTGGGCGGTGAGTGTCATCGGTAGCCGGCCCACCCGGAGGCCGCCAAGAGCGTGTCGAACGTCTGCGGCACCGGCAGCACCTGCGAGTAGCCAGTGACCACGGGCTGCCGCATCTCGAACCAGTGTGCGACCAAGAGCGCGATCGCCTGCCGGAGGATCGGCGGCGTCGAGGCACCGGAGGAGCCGTAGCCGGCCGTCCACTGCACGACCACGCTGTTCTCGTCGCCGCGAACCGCCGGCCAGACGCCGTTGTAGTTGGGGTAGATGCGGCCCGGCGTCGTGTAGCGATCGACCTGAAAGTCGCCGGCGGCGCTTGAGAGCGAAAGGTTCTGCCCTGCCTCGTTGCGGTAGGTGACCGTCACGGTCTCCGGCTGCATCGGCGGGCGGGGCAGAATGAGTTCCCACAACGGGAACACGTCATAGCGGGCCTGCCAGACCTGCGTGATGACGCTGATGTCGAGGATGTCCTCGACGTACTGCCTCGCGGCCGTGATGTACGTCTGGACGAGAGCGTCGGAGGTGTCGTCGTCGATCCTGCACTGCGCCTTCGCCTCGGCGAGGCTTAACGGCTCGACCACGGGCGGCGTGGCCTGATACAGGCTCCTGTACGGCGTGATGCCGATCGTCGGTGACCTTGGCTCGCCGTAGACAATCGTGACGTTCATTTCTTCGGCTTCCTGCGGTGCTGCTCGACGGCCCGCTCGAGCGGCGGATCGGTCGCGTCCGCGGTCTCAACCTCTGGCGGAGCCGGCCGGACCTCCTCGATCAGGCCGCGGGCGGCTAGGACGCGGGCCATCCCGTCGCCCCAGTCGAACTCTTGGCCTTCCTTGTAGTTCGCGAAGTTCTTCTTGATCCGCACTCTCATGCCACGAATCCCCACGCACCCTCCGGCGCCTGCTGGCCGCTGTTCCAATACTCGGTCGTGTGCTGCTGAATCTTCCCGCCCTCGGTGGTGCGGCTGGGCCATGTGATCATCAGTTCGGCGTGGCCGACGCTGACGTGCGTCGCGATGCCCAGCGTGTTGCCGGCGGACTCCCACGCTCGCCAGAATGCGATGTCCTCATCGACGTGGCCGCCGGTGAACTCTCCCTGCTCGTTGGCCTTCGCCAAGAACCACGGCTTGGGCGTCTTCTTGAGCGCGGCGCACCGCAGGAACGTGCAGCCGAAGTGCGCCGTCGCGACCCGCTGGACCGGCTTCTTGAACCAGTCCTCGTCGACCGTCGTCTGCTGCTCCGGCGTCACGCCCGGCAGGGCGAACATCACCGCGTTCGCCTCCCGCTTCGTCTGGAGCGGGGCGATCGCGTCCACTCCCGAGTGCATCAGGAGTGCGAGCAGCGCTTCGATCGTCTTCGACGTGAAGATCGTGTCGTAGTCGAACGTCAGGATCACGTCGTGGTTGTCCACGACGGTTTCCATCGAACGCTGGAGGCATTGCCCCCAGAACGCCCCGGTGTACTTGATCGGCGAGATGCGATGCGGCGCGAGAGCCTGCGCGACGCAGAAGAAGTTGTCCGTGAAGCCGAGGCGTGGCGTGCTCATGAGAGCAGCCACTTTGACCTCGGCTTCCACGTTGCCGATACGCAGTAGCATGGAGTGCTCCTTGGAAGGAGCGGGGGCGCCTCCATGCGCCTGCTCGGCCGTCATGGCCGTCCCGCTGTACGGGAATCAGCCCTTGACCCACTTGGCGACGTTGACCTCGGCGTCGGTCGACGGGAACTCCTCGCCTCGCGACAGGAGCGCCACGACGCTGACCGCAGCGGTCACGTCGGGGGTCACCGTCACGCGGAGGTACCGCTTCCGAGCCTTGCAGTCGACGTCCATCTTGACGATGGAGCCGACCGAGGTGCTCACCGCCGACATCGTGAAGCCGCTCGCGCCGTCCTTCACGAAGGCCGCGACGTCGCCGTAGGACGAGTTGTCGTCGGACTCTTCGATCTTCAGGACGCTCGCGAACGCCGTGCCGGCGGAGGGTGCCTTCGACACGACCACGGAGGCGTAGTCGTAGTTCCGGCGGTCGACGACCATCGTGGTGGTGGCGGTCGAGCCGACGGTGACCGGGCCGCTCGTGTGGCCGACGACCTTGAGGTTCTGGTTGTGGATCATCTCTGGCGTGCTCCTGTTATCACGAGGCCGCGGACTTGAGGGCCACCACCGGGCCGACCTCGCTGGTCGATCCGAGGGAGTGGTGGTTCACGTCGAACCGCATCGTCCCTTGCAGGAGGAGTTGGTCCGTCGTGGCGTAGACCTGATCGTAGAGCCGGACGCTGAAGTCACGCCGGCGGGCGTAGATGCTCGACAGGCTCATGTTGCCGAAGAGCACCTTGACCTTGTTCGCGTCCGCACCCAGCGTGCTGTTCATGACATGCACGAGCGTGACGGGGTAGCCGAGGAACGTGTCGACCGTTCCGGCCTGCACGTTCTCGACGGTGTTGCCACCAGCGGCGTACTTCAGGCGGGCGATCGACGCGGCGTAGCCGGCCGGAGACACGTACCAACGAGCGCCAGCCCTCGCGTAGATCGGCAATTTGCCCATCGCGGCGAGGAAGTCCTCGAGGTCGAGGGTCTCGAAGCCGGTGTTGCCAGCGATGGCACCCACCACCGAGGCGGTGTGCGTGCCGTCGTTGATCTTCTCGACGATGCCGTGAACGCCGCCGTAGGTTCCGAGCGTCCCGTCCCCGAGCCAGCCGCAAAGGTCGATCTTGTAGGCGAGGCTCTGGGCGAACTCGGTGGCGACCGCATCAGCGAGTCCCACCACGCCCTGCGAGTCCTCGACCAGTTCGGTCGACATCCGGCAGCCGACGGCGAGTTTCTTCGCCACGAGCGACACGTTGCCGTAGGTCGGCTCGCTCTCGGTCACGGCCGAGCCTTCGCCGACGAAGTAGGCGGTCGTGCCGGTGAGCCGCTTGGGGATCACGAGCGTGTCGCGGGTCATCGAGATGTTCTCGCACGCCGGCGGGAGCGTCCCGTAGGACTCGACCAGCCGGATCACGCGATTGGCGAACTCGTCGGGGACGAGCGCTCCGCCGGAGGCGTTGCTGTTTTCGCCCATCGCACGGCTCTCGACGCCGTGATCCTTGCACCACCGAAGGTCTTCGGAGTTCTTGAAGATGTGCGCCCGCAGCCACCGGCCGCAGCGGTAGGCGCTCTCGACGGCGTCGGGGCCGTCACCGAAGGCACGCAGGGAGGTGTGATGCGGGAGGCTGGCCCGAATCTCGACCTTCTTCTGCTCCTCGGCGCGAGCCTCGGTCTCGACGGGCGTCACGACGGGGGCGGGGGCCGCCTTCTCGATGACCTCGCGGAGTTCCTTCTCCTTCTCGGCGAGCCGACGCTCGAAGCCGATCTGGGCGGTCAGTTCGCTGGCCTGAGCGCCAAGCGCGACGAACTCCTGATTGTCCTCGGCCGAGCGATCCTCGATCTTGCCGAGTTCGGCCATGCGAGCGGCGACCGCGGCGGCCCGGTCCTGCAACTTCTTGAGATTCGACGCCATGATTGGCCTGCTCCTTGTTGAGCCGGCCATACGCGACGATGCGACGGCCGGCGGGTGTTCCCGCTAGCGCGCCGCAGGCGTGAATCCTCACGTCGCTCGCACTGACCATCGCGACATCCATCGCGATGCTTGTATCTACTTGTAGATTAGCATCAACCGTCGGTGTCGTGCAACTTAGTCCAGAGCAGAGCCTCCTGAAGCGCGGCCAACTTGGCCGCTGCGTCAGTCGCATCGACGTCCACGACAGGCTCCGGCTGCTGCACCTGCTCGACCTGCTGCTCGACCTCGGCGACCGCAGGCTCCGACCTCGCTGCTTCGCGTTCCATCTGCGCCACCTTTCGTGCTGACCACACTTGCCCGGCGTCTCCCGACCACAATAACCACGCCACAAAACCCGGCTTTTCAGCACCCGGCGTGTCCCAGCCGGGTGACTTGCTCGCCGATTCGTGGCGTGCGAACCACGCATTCATCTCGCGGACGTGGTCCGGCGTGAGTTCCTCGCGTCGTGCGATCTTGTTCGCCCTCGCGACCGTCTCCGGCTTGAGGCCGTCGCCGCTCTTCCCCTCCTCGTGGAGGCGGAGTCCGCGTCTGGCCGCGGCGGCCATGCCGGTCGTCGGCTTCAGGTCGACCTCGCGCTCTTCGACGTCCGCCTCGACGCTCCGCTCCTTCGACGACTTCGGGTGGTCGGCCGGAAGGAGGTCGTTGTCGGTGACGTACTTCGCGTCCTGCGGCCTGCCGTTTCGCAGGAGGTACAGGTAGGCGTTCACGCGGGCCATCGCCCACGCTCCACGGCTCACGCCCGGCCGGTGGCTGGTCGAGTACGCCCCGGCGCCACGCCTGTAGACCGCGAGCAACTGCCCGAGCGTCGTCCGAGACCACGACGGCTTCTCGTCCTCACGCATGGCCTCGTTGTGGCCGCGGACCTTGTTCTGTAGGCCGGCGCGAACAGACTGCGACACGGCGATCCGGCCGCTCGCGTTCTTGGCCGATCCCTCCTTGTTCGCGTCGCTGCCCGTGATCCGGTCCTTCGCTGGGGCGGGCGTCGACTGGGACTTGTCGCCGGCG